GTAGGGCCAGAGGCAGTCAATTGTGTTGCATATGTATTGCCAGATTCCCAGCTGTACATGTATGAAGCAGTCACACCAATAGCAAAGTACATGGTGTCTTCCCATTGGGTCATTGAGGCACCGTTGGCTGATTTTACGTTGACATCGTTAAAAGCATCTGCTGCGAGTTTTGTAAAGTTGCCACCACTTGAGTGGTAAATCTTGCCATCAGTTGGCCCTGCACCACCTCGTCCAGTTGTCAACATGATTAACGGAGCACTGGAGTATTTGTAGTCGTACAAACCCTTTGGTCGCCATACGGCACCAGAAGCCACAACAGCTGTTGCGTGCTTAGTTTGATAACCAGCGCGACTGAACACACCACCACGAGGGTCAATCTCTACGTTAAGCATCCCCGGTGATTCGTTGTCAGCCAACTGAAACTGGTCAGCACGAAAATTGATACCGCCAGTAAAGTCAAAGACTTGCTTGAAGTCAATAGCCGCCATTTGTTAGAACATTCTTCCCAACGGATAAGGCGAGCCTGGTTGCACCATGATTCCGGCTTGACCATATCCCTGTCCATAGGCAGTGTTCGCTGCTCCATTGAGTTGCAATCCACCGCTCATGATTAGTGGCTGGTTGCTGTTTGGTGCAGTCAAGTTCGCTTTAGCAATAGTTACACCCGAGTTGTAATGCTGCATGTACACATTAGCCATCTCAGGGTCTTCTTGGAATTGGAACGTGCGCGCAAGAACAAAGTTCACAAGCATCATGTGGAACTCTGGGTCAAGGTCTACATAGTTTGTACTTGACGAGTTGTTTGAGTCAGTAAGCCAAGTCAAGTCTGGCTCACGATAACCACGCATGGTCATGTCGTATTGAGTGTCGTTTGGCTTTGGCCATAGATTTATTTGGTTGCCCCAAAGCGACCAGTATGCAGGAATGTCTGGCTGGTCGTTGGTTCCAACCCAAATTGACTCAGCTTTGAACTGGTCAATGTAGATTAGTTCGTTGCCACCGTCGGTGTTATTAATAACGCTAATTACTTCACGAACATTTTGAAGAGTTTTATTTAATGCAGCTGCGTCAGGAGCAACTGGAATATATGGAGACCAGCTTGCAGTTATAGAAAATCCAGCAGAATATGTTCTAATTGAATCGAGGGTCTCAAACTGGTACGTGGTTTGAAACCATGGCCAACGTGTGTCTAGGGAAACAATTCTCTGGTAACCCTCTTTAAGGAACTGAAGCACCAAGTCTTGGTCAATGTCATCAACATCTTGGTCGTAACCAATTTGAAGCTGCGAAAGGCTTTCTATTAACTGAATCAGGTAATAGGAGTTAAGACCTGTCGTAAGCGTACTTGCTGGTGCTGGCATTTAAATTCCTATTCCTGGACTTGTTCCTCTAATGCTTTCGCTTTTTTCTCAGCATTGATTCTCTGCTTCTTGTGACCTATGCAGAACGCATCATCTTTAACTCTCGGAGCCCTGCACTCATGTCCTTCTGGATAGTGATATGTGCAATGGTCTAAAACGTTTCGACCATAAGAAACATCGCTAGGCATCGCTGGCTCTGTTCCTGGCATTGCATAAACAGATGAAATGTTTGATGCTTCGATTCCAGAAGTATTGCCGTAACGCTCAGCACCTGCTGGTGTTTGATTTGAAATAACCGGTTCTCTGTTCATATTTCTCCTTCGTTAGAACATTGTTAAATGTGCCGCCAGCCCTTCAACTGGCAACACAGTTAACGGGTTTAATTAGACGCCTGCTGGCCAGTCAATGCGCTTCCACGACAAGGTTGAAAGACCACCCTTGGCTGTGATTTTGCTTGCGTTTTCTGCAATGCCGCTGACTGCGATGAAACCATCAGCCGACGGGGTGATGACGCCAGAAACGATGGCCGTGTTCAGACCGTCAATTGATGCCGTGCCGTGGTCCGGGGTGTCAATTGCAGAAATCTGCGTTGAAAGCGAAGTCGCGGCGGCGGTTGGGTAGCTGGACACAGCCTGGAGCACGGTTGGTGCTGCGGGGGCGGTAACCGAGAAGGCTGCGCCTTCGGTTGCACCGTCTGCGTCGTAGACGACTTCCGCATGGAACTCGTAGGTTTGACCTGCGATTCCATACCAGCCGAAGTCACCAGCATCAAGTGCGGCGTACGAAACACCCACTGTTACGTCCTCGGCGAGCACATTGGTGCGCTCCACGATGAATTTGTTATTAGTTGCCATGATTGTCATTACTCCTTGGCTTTCGCCAGATTACCAAACCATGTTTGGAAGGGAATCGGATTGATTCCTTACTATAGTGTCGATTTCATTACATAGGCGGTAAATGGAAATAGCCAGCGCCGGTGGACTGCCCGAAGGAAGACAGCCACCGACACTGACTACATCTATGTAATTAGTAACTAGTAACTAGTAGCTAATTATGCGTTTGCGGTCAAGTAACCCTGACGTGAACGGTTTGAACAGGTCAATTCACCAAATGCCAAGACCAGCGCGTAACGGGCGTCAATGCCTGCAACGGTGCCGCTCTGGAAGTCGGTGGTGTTGAACCAGTGACCGTTCATACCAACGAGCTTGAGGTACTTCGTATTGAGGAAGTACATCGGTGCTGCTGATGTGTCTGCGGCCAAAGCAAGGTCAAACACGACTGGCGTCTGCTTGAACATCAAGTTCTGGAAGCCTGCGTTTGCCTTTGCAACGTCCTGGTAACGAACGTTCTGGGTCAAAAGCGACTCGTACTTTGAAAACAAGTCTTCGTTGGTCACGATGATGTCTGGAACGTCATTGCCCTTGGAAGCGTTGTTGTACACCTTGCCCATGTCAACAAGTGACAAGGTAGATGCCGAAACGTCCTGGTATGGGTTCCACCAAGTGTTTGCCGAAGCGTCAATGCCACCAACAGTGTTGTTAGCGGTTGCAACGATATTGCCAAGACCGTTAAAGTCTTTGCCACCATTGCCTGTGCCATCGCTGTAAAGCATGGAGTTGAGGTCAGACTTAACCGACATTTCAGCTTGCATGATTTTTGCGTTGAGCAACTTGATGATTGCTTCGGTTCCACGGTTCTGTGCTTCTTCGATACCGCTGATAGCAATAGAAGCAGCCATTTGCTTCCAGTTGTAATTAGCAGCCGAGATGCCGTCCTGTGGGGTGAGGTCAATTGCGTCATAACCGCTGTACGAGCTGGCAGTGCCGTTAACTGCGTACATGAGTGGTTCAACAATTGAGGTGCCGCCTTCTTCCATTTGAACTCTACCTTTTGAGTTCATGTGGTTCAAAAGAACAAGGTCCTTGAAGATGTTGTCTACAAGTGTTGGCTGATAGTTCTGCAACGTGGTTGACAGAATTGCATTAAAGTCCGGGTTTCCGGCCATGATTTTCTCCTATTTGAGGTTTGGGTTTAACTTCCGAGCTGGCGCTTTGCCTGCTCAAAAGCTTCGAATACGGTTTTTGGTGGAGCAGATGGTGGTGCCGTTGTCCCCTTAGATGTAGATGCGCTTGACACAATTGATGCGCCACGCTTAGCGTCTAGCCTCTCTTGCTCCTTGGCCAATTTCTTATTGGCTTCAGATGCTTTGGAATACACCTTGTCAAAAGCAACCTGTTTAAAGACTGCTTCTAAATCGGTGGCTCCCGTAGCGAGGGCCTTGGCTACAACTTCATCTGCGTTGAAATCGTCACCATACTTGCTCTGCAGAGTGTCAATGGTCTTGGTCAGTTCGTCCATCGCCCGTTGTTGTTCAAAGGTCGCTAAACGCTTTTCCATTTCCTTCAACGACTTCTCAGTTGGGTCTATCCACAAATCCTCTTCAGGTTCTGCGATTATTCCGTACTGGTCTTGAAGTAAGCGCAATGTGTTCGCTGGGTCGTTCTGCAGGGCTTCCTGTAGAGCGGTGGCGTACTCAATGCTCTTTCTCTGTTCGCTGAGTTCCTGTGTCTTACGGGTATAATCCGCTTGACGCTGGTATCCAGCTAGAGCCTCCTTAACTGGAACTAAAACTTCTTCTCCGTCCACTTGGAGTTTG